AAGGACGAGATGCACGACGAGAAGACCCCGGCCTTCCAGGGCATCGATCCGTTGCAAATTGTCGCCGTGCTGACCAAGGCCGTTCAAGAACTTACCGCGAAACTGGAAGCCGCGGAGGCCCGCATCGCAACTCTGGAGAACCGCTAATGCCTACCCACACTTGGATCATTGAGCAGCTTGACTGCTATCCCGAGCGAGACGGCCACACCGATGTGGTCTTCACGGCCCACTGGCGCCTCAATGGCACAGACGGCGCAAACGCCGCGACCGTGTATGGCAGCGTCGGCCTGACGTATGACGCGGACCAGCCCTTCACGCCCTATGCCGAACTGACGCAGACCCAGGTGATCGCCTGGGTGCAGGCGGCTCTTGGCTCCGAGCAGGCGCAGACGCTGACGGACAATGTGGCCGCGCAGCTTGCCGCGCTTGCCAACCCGCCGGTCGTCGTGCCTCCGCTGCCGTGGGCCGGGGCCGCGCAGTAAGTGAACGGCTACCGCGTCACAGAGAGCGGCGTTCGCCGCGCGACCGAAGCCGGTGATGACCGCATCACCGAGCGTTTTGAGGTCGCGCGTGCTGCTCTCTCTGGCGCGGGAACCTTGATCGCCGCCGCGGGTCGCGTTAGGCCTGGTCCGGCGGCAATGGCGGGCGCGTCCACTCTCGCCGCGGCGACCACACGAGCCCGCCCCGCGGTGTCTACGTTGGTGGGCGCCGGCACCTTCACCCCGGCCGCCGAGCGCCGCCGCAACGCGTCGGCCGCGCTTGGTGGTTCCGGCGCTTTGGGCGCCAGCGCAAGCCGCACGCGCCGCGCTGTTTCTGCGCTCAACGGAGCCGGCGCCCTCGTCGGCGCGGCTATCCTGACGCGCGTTACGTCCGCCTCGCTTGCCGGAACCGGGTCGCTTTCTGCAAGCGCGCTCCGCCGTCGCGGGGTTATCGGCGCACTGACCGGCTCCGGTATCGCTGTTGCGCCGATCGCCCGCACGCGATCCGTTCGGCCCGCCCTTCTCGCATCCGGCGGCTTGGCTTGCAGCACGCGCCGCACCGCCGGGTGGCGTAGCGATGACGATCAGCCCGTGGGCACAATCTGGTTCGACTATGACGGCTTCCGAGTAACGCAAGCAGGCCGCTACCGAACCACAGAAGATGGCGCGCGGCGTATCACCGAACAGTCGATCATCACGATCTGGACACCCTCCACACCCGCCCAGGCCCCCGCCTGGTCGAGCGCAGGATAGGCCGCCATGCCCGATACATTCACCCCTACGCTCAACCTGACGAAGGTCGAGGTTAACGGCTCCTCCTCGACTTGGGGCCAGAAGCTCAACGCGAACAGCGACAAGACCGACACCTTCGCGACAACGACGAACGCGACACTGACCAGCCTGGACGCGCGGCTCGATGTCGTGGAGCCGCAGATCGCCGCGATGGCTGGCTTCACGGTGCCCCAGGGCGGCATCATCATTTGGTCGGGCTCCGTCGCGAGCGTTCCAGCCGGCTGGGCGCTCTGCAACGGCTCCAATGGCACGCCTGATCTCCGCGACCGCTTCGTCGTCGGCGCGGGCGGCACGCGCGCCCCCGGCACCACGGGCGGCGCCGCGAGCGGGACGACCAGCAGCGCGGGCGCGCACAGCCATAGCGGCAGCACGGGTGGGACGGCGCTCACCACCGCGCAGATGCCGAGCCACACGCACACCGGGACCACCTCGACTGCCGGGGCGCACAGCCACACCACGGGAATCCCGTCTGGAGCCCGAGGCGCGGAGTTCGTCGACGGCGGCAACATCCCGATCGGGGTTGATGCCCAGGCCGCCACCTCGACGTATTCCTCCTCCACGGCGGGCGCCCACAACCACACCTTCACGACCGATGCGACCGGCGGCGTTCAGGTCCACAACCACACGATCGGCAGCGACGGCGCGCACACGCACACGGTGGATACGCTGCCGCCGTTCCTCGCGCTCGCGTACATCATGAAGCTCTGAGGGGTGACGATGATCGAGATCACCCCGCAACTGCTCTGGAGCCTGGTGAGCGTCGTGCTGATCGCGCCGCTCGCGTGGTTCCTCAAGGGCTCCATCGACCGCGTCAACGGCATCGAGATCGTCCTCCGCAAGACGCGCGAAGAGATCCTGCGCGACTACGTCACAAAGGCCGAGATCGCGAAGGACACGAACCGGCTGCTCGACCGCTTCGATCGGCTTGAGCGCAAGATCGACAACCTCATCACAAGCCGGTCGGGCGCGGACTGATGCTCGCGCCCCTCTCCATTCCCCCCGGCGTCGTTCGCGGCAGCACCCCGGCGCAATCGCGTGGCCGGTATTGGGACGCCAACCTCGTCCGCTGGCGCTCCGGCGTGCTCCAGCCGGTCGGCGGCTGGGACCGCATGACCGCCACGCCGCTGACCGGCGCCCCGCGCTCCCTGCTCTGGTGGCGCGACTTGGCCGACATCCGCCGCTTGGCGATCGGGGCGGATGACGGGCTGTTCGTGTTGGAGGGTGACACCATCACGAACCGCAGCCCCACGGGCTTCGTGCCGCCTGGCGCGTACAACCCGGCGAGCGGCGGCTTCGGCATCGGTGCGTTCGGGACCGGCACCTTCGGGTCGCCCCGGCCCGGCGGCGACGCCCGGATCTTCACGCGCCCGACCGTCTACAGCCTCGACAACTTCGGCCAGACGCTGCTGTCGATGGCGAGCAGCGACGGCCGGCTGCTGGAGCTCGTCCCCTCCGGCGGTGCTCTCCCGGCGACCGCGACCGCCGTCTCGACTGCGCCGATCTCCAACCGCGCCATGCTCGTGACCGAAGAGCGCCATGTGATGATCTTCGGGGCCGCGGGCGTGCCGTACCGCGTCGCCTGGTCCGACCGCGAGAACTACAACGACTGGAACTTCGCGAGCACGACGAACGCCGCGGGCTTCTTCGATCTGCCGATCAGCGGCTGGATCGTGAACGCGGTGCGCGTGCGCGGCGGCATCCTGATCTGGACCGACAGCGACGCCTGGTTCGCGCGCTATGTCGGCCAGCCTTTCATCTACTCGTTCGAACGGGTGGGTGAGGCCTGCGGGCTCTACTCGCCGACCTCCTTCGCGTCCTCTCTCGGCTTCGCGGTCTGGATGGGCCGCGAGAACTTCTTCGCCTTCGACAACGGGGTGATCCGGCCGCTCGCCTGCGATGTCGGCGACTTCGTCTTCAGCGGCATCGATCCGGTCTATGGCGTCGCCCGGTCCTTCGGGATGGCGAACGGCGTGTTCCCGGAGTTCTGGTTCTATTACCCGAGCCAGGGTTCGACGGAGAATGACCGCTACGCCTGCGTCTCCCTGGAGGAGCGCTGGTGGAGCATCGGGGCCCTGCCGCGCACGGCCGGCGTCGCCAGCGGCGTCTATCCGTACCCCGTCGCGGCCGGTGCCGACCGGCACCTGTACCAGCATGAGACGGGCTGGACGGACGCCGGCCTGCCGCGCACCGGCCAGGTGTACGCCGAGACGGGCGCGATCGACGTGCCGCGTGGCGGCGCGACGACCGTGGACGTGCTCGGCGCGCAGATGGACAGCGGGGCCGGCTACGCATCCACCCAGGTGCGCGCCTACAGCCGCTTCACTGCGGATGGGCAGGAATACACCGAGGGGCCGTTCGCGCCCCGCGACGATGGCTGGATGGACATGCGCTTCAGCGCCCGCGACTTCCGGCTCCGCATCGAGGCAACGCAGGACCGGGACTGGAGCATCGGCGAGATGCGTCTCGACCTGGCACGAGGAGGTCAGCGGTGAGGGTTCAGATCCCCGACGCGGGGGACAAGTTCGAAGCCTCGCGCATGCGGCAGATGGTCGAGGCAATCCGCCGCGCCTTCGCGCCGGCGGTGTCGAGCACAGAGGCCGCCCCGGCGATCCTGCTCCAGGCCCCGGATGGGTCGGTCTGGCGCGTCACGGTGAACAGCCTGGGCGTGTTGTCGGTGGCCGCGGCGTGATCGTGACCCGCGAGGATCAGATCATGGAGCGCTTGCAGCGGGCGCTTGATCGCGGCGGCAACACCCACACGGTGGCCGATGTGATCGGTGCCGCGCGCCGCGGCGACGCGCAGATCTGGGAGCACGGCGACGGGCTCGTCGCCACCGAGCTCGTGCGCTACCCGCAGCGCATGGCGCTCCGGTACTGGCTGGCGGCTGGACGGCTGGGCGATCTGCTCGACCTGGCGCCTCGCCTGGAAGATTGGGCGCGCGGACACGGCGCGACGCGGGTCGAGGCGGTCGGCCGCCGCGGTTGGACGAAATACACAGGCGCGCTTGGCTACCAGCCGGCCGGTGTCCTGTTCACGAAGGAGATCTGACGATGCCGAGCCCTAGCGCGCCGAGCTCCGCGACGCAGACGACCGAGGTCAAGCTGCCTGCGTGGCTGGAGGACTACAGCCAGAACACGCTGAACATGGCGGGCCAGGTCGCCGATCGACCGTACAACCCCTTCACCGGCCAGACGGTGGCCGGCTTCAGCGGCGACCAGACGCAGGCGCAGCAGGGCGTCCGCGACATGCAGGGGGCGACCGCCGGCTTCATGGGCGGGCTCGCGCAGAACGCCGCCGGCCTCGCGAGCTACCGGCCGACCGCGGTCGCCGCCGGCACGCTGCCGGGCACCGACATGGCCCAGTACATGAACCCGTACCTCGACAACGTGGAGCGCTTCGCGCTCGACGGCATCGAGAACCAGCGGCGGAACGCGGAGAACGCCCTCGCTGACCGGGCCATCGCGTCGCGGGCCTTCGGCGGCAGCCGCCTGGCGCTCCAGCAGAGCATGAACGACCAGAACGCGATGGAGACGGCAGCGCGCACCAGCGCCAACCTCCGCGCCCAGGCCTTTGGCAACGCGCAGCAGATGGCGACGCAGGATCTGGGTCGGACCTTCCAGGCCGATCAGTTCAACCAGAACCTTGGGCTCCAGGGCCAGCAGGCGGCGCTCCAGGCGCTCGGCCAGGCCGGCAACCTGGCGGGCGGCGGCCAGCGCGCGGCGTACACCGACATCTCGGCCCTGTCGGCTTCCGGCGCGGAGCAGCAGGCGCTGGAGCAGGCGGGCCTCTCCGACCAGCAGGCCCGCTTCAACGAGGCCCAGAACTTCCCGCTCCAGCAGCTTCAGACGCGCCTGCTGCCGTTGGGTGGTCAGATCCCCTACGGCCAGACGCAGACAGCGACGAACCCGCTCTCGCGCGGCAACCCCGCTATGGGCGCGCTCGGCGGCGCTGCGTCGGGCGCGATGATGGGCAGCATGTTCCCCGGCATCGGCACGGGGATCGGTGCAGCCGCGGGCGGCCTGATCGGCCTGCTCGGTAGCCGGTGAGGAGACAGACACATGCAGGGCCTCCTCGACTTCTTCGGGCTTGGCGGCGGCGCGAGCCCCGCGACGCCCCAGCCCCCGATGTTCGGCCTTCCCGGCATGACGCCGGAGGAGCAGGCCTTCGCGCGCCAGCGCTCGATGCAGGCGCTGCTGGGCACGCTCGGCCCGAGCCTGATGGCGGCGGGCCAGGGCGGCATTCCGCTTGCCCAGGCCGGTGCGCTTCGCGCGCAAGCGCTTTCGCAGGCAGCGCAGGCGCCGATGGCGGCGATGCAGGCCGGCGACCAGGCCGGTCAGCAGATGCTCCAGCAGCGGGCGCTTCGCAGCCAGATCGCCCAGCGTGAGGGACAAGTGGCGTCCGGCCTGCGGATGGCGAACTTTCTCTTGGGCGGTGGTGCCGCCACCCCCACGGCTCCGGGTGCCGCCACCCCCACGGCTCCGGGTGCCGCCACCCCCACGGCTCCGGGTGCCGCCACCCCCACGGCTCCGGCTCCGGCACCGCTCATGGCCCCTGTGGCCCAGCGTGGCGAAGCGCCTCTGGCGGTCTCGCAGCGTATCGCCGCACGCAACGCGCTGGACCCGAACGCGCCGGACTACGAAGAGCGGCTCATGGCGATCAACAACGGCGCCATCGCCGGGATGCCGGGGGGACGGCCCGCCGCCCCGCCCACGACCCCGCCCGCGCCCGCGCTAACGCCGCAGCAGGCCGCGCTCGCGGCTCCAGTGCAGGGGGCCGCGCCCCGCACGCCGGGCTTCAACGGCAATTCGCTTGCCAACATGCCGGCCGAGCTCCGCGTCCTTGCGGCCGAGAGCTTCGCACGCGGCGACCATGAAGGGGGCCAGCGCATTGTCTCTGACTGGCTGACCCGCAACCCGCCCACCGTGCAGACCATCACAAGTGGTGGCCGGGTGCGCGAGATGCTGCCGAGTGGCGAGCTCGGCCGCGATTACGGCCCGGCGAACGAGCGGGGCCCGGTGCTGTCGGAAACCCAGATCACCGGGCTTGGGGTGCCGGCGCAGAGCGCCCGCATGATCGCGTCGCTCGGTACGCGCGAGGAGCAGGACCAAGCCATCCGCGCCCTGGCTACGCGTGAGACGCCGCGCCTTGCTGAACAGGAAGACCCGCTGCGCGGGGAGTTCCTGCGCCAGCCCCAGGTGCAGCGCTTCACCCAGAGCGTCCCGCTTTACGGCACGATCCACACGGCCCTCGACCGCATCGAGACAGGCGCCCGCACCGGGCAATACGACCAAGTGGCGGCGCTCGACGCCGTGTTCGCCCTCGCCAACATCCTCGACCCCGGCAGCGTTGTGCGCGGCGAAGAGGTGGTCACGATCCAGCGCACGAGCGGCCTGCCTGGCTGGATGCAGGCCCAAATCGCGCGGGTCAACCAGGGCGCTGCGCTCACCACCAGCACCATCGCCCAGATGCGCTCGGTGGCCGACGACCGCATGCAAGTGTACCGCAATGAGGTCAACGAGGTGGGCGGTTTCTACACCGGCCTCGCAACGCGCCGCGGCCTCAACCCGGAGAACGTCGTCCCTGGCTTCCGCGACGTTGTGGCGGAGCGCCGGGCCGCCGCGGAAGCCGCGCGTGCGAACAGCGAAGGCGCCGCCCCCCGCGTCCCGCGCCCGCCCAACGCCTCCGAAGCGCAGATCGCCGAGCGCATCCGCACAAGGTTCCCCGGCGACATCGAAGCGCGCCGTCGCGCGGCGCGGGCCGCCAACATCAACCCCTCTCTGGTGGAGTAGTCGATCATGGCGACCAACGACGAGATCGACCGCTTCCTCGATGAGGTGCTGCGTGTTTCCGGGCGCCGTGAGCAGGCCTCTCGTGCCGCGCTGCCCGGTAGCGTTGCGACCGCCGCGCAGGGGCTCACCTTCGGCTTCGGCGACGAGATCACGGCCGGTGTCCGCAGCCTGTTCGGGACGCCGTACCGCCAGGCGCTTGCGGAAGAGCGGGCCAACGTCGAGCGCTACAGGTCAGAGCGCCCGGTGCTGGCGACCGGCCTGGAGGTGGCCGGCAGCCTGCCCACGCTGCTGATCCCCGGCCTGGGCGTCACGGGCCAAGCCGCACGGGCCGCCACCACCGGCAGCCGCGTGACCCAGGCCGCGACGGCTGGGGCCAACGCTGGCATGCGCCAGGGCGCCCTCCAGGGCGTCGGTGACGCCGAGGGCGGTGTCGGCGCTATGGCAGCAGGCGCTGCTGTCGGCGCGGGCGTAGGCGCAGGCGTGGGCGCTCTGGGCGGGGCCGCCGTTGAGGGCGCCCGGCCGCTGGCGCAGAGGACCGCTCAGTCCTTCCGGGACTTTGCTAACCCGCAGGGCGCCGCGGATCGCCTTCTGGCGCAACAGGTGGCGCGCGACCAACCGGCGCCAGGGGCCGCGCTGCGGGCGGTCGAGGCGTCGGCCGACGATCGGGCCGAGCGCGCCGCCGCCGGGCTTCCCGACACCGGCACGACGCTGGCGGAGGCGATGGGGCCGAACAGCCGCACCGCGCTGGAAGCCCTCGCGCAGCAGCCCGGCGAGGCGATGGCGAACCTGACGCGCCAGCTTGAGACGCGCCAGGGCGGCCGAATGGACCGCATCCTTGAGGCGCTCAAGACGACCTTCGGCGATGCCGAAGACGCATATATCCGCAAGCAGGCGCTGTTCACGCAGCGCAGCCAGGACGCGGGGCCGCTCTACACCGCCGTGCGCTCCAACAACGCGCCGCTCCAGACCGACCTTGATGTCTCGCTCTGGCGCCGCGCACAGCCGGCAGCCGGTGACGCCCGCACCATCTCGACGCTGGAAGGGCGCCCCGCAACCGCGAACAGCCAGCCCACGATCGCGGATCTGATGTCGGCGAAGGAAGGCCTGGACCAACTGATCGAGCGCGAGCTCCGCGGCTCCGGCCGAGGCAGCCCGGTGTCGGTTTC